ATCTACGGACAATACCAAGGAAATCGCAAGGACATTTCTAGAGTCACATAAAGGGTGTCTTACAGAATCTACATGGCAGAACTTTGGACATAATCGTACTCTAAGTTTTCGAGCCGCACAAGACTATGTTGTACACAGAGAAGGGTGGAAAGATGTCTATGGACTTCTCTTAGATGCCGATATGGTATTTGAGCCAGGAACACTGCTCGAACAACCTTTGACAGAAAAAGGATACACAATGGTTCAGATAAATGGAACTTTAGAGTACCCAAACTGTCGTCTTATACGGATGGATTATCCTTGGGTATGTGCAGGAGTGACACATGAGTACTGGGATGGGCCCACAGTTCCTTTGTCAAAAAGTATTTGTCGTATTAATGACCAGAATGACGGTGGATGTAAATCGGATAAGTTTACACGAGATGTTCTTCTTCTAGAAGAGGGTCTTCAGAAAGATCCAACCAATATTCGTTATATGTTCTATCTCGCACAGAGCTACCACTGTCTAGGGAGGCATAAGGAAGCTATAACGATGTACAAGAAACGGTTCAAGGAAGGAGGGTGGGCTGAAGAACCATGGTACTCGTTGTACATGATTGGACAGACATATTTGACCCTTGGGGATGCACCTTCCTTTGAAAAGTACATGCTAAAGGCATATAATTTTCGTCCAACCCGAGCAGAACCCATCTATAAACTTGCAAAATACTTCCGAGAACAAGGTCAACATTACAAGGCATATCATTACATCCATATTGGAAAGGCCATTCCTATGTCGACAGACTCATTGTTTGTCGAAACCAACGTATACACAGATCTATTTCGATATGAAGAAACTATTTGTCTATTCTATTTGAATCAAAAACCAGAGGGTCTCCGGAAGAGCATGGAGTACTTGCTTACTAGAACAACAAATACGGAAGGTGTATTCTCAAATATGGTTTTCTATATTCAACCGATTGGAAAAGACTTTACCGTTCACCCAGTAGATCGAACTGCGTTTGGACGTGATTTCCACCCTTCATCTATTTCGTCGATAGGTGACACACATATGGTTCGGTTTGTCAACTATTCTATCACAGACAATGGAGGCTATGATATGAAACAAGGTTCGTATAGCGGTTCGAATAAAGTTCGCACACAGAACGCATTGTGGACACCAAATAGTCCTATTGTTTTAATGAAGGATTCTTCTATTCAGCTACCGCGTCGGGGCAATAGTATCGTGGGTATAGAAGACGTTCGTATCTTTGAGAACTCTAAGAAACAACTACGGTTTGTTGGAACGAGTACTGAATTCTCGGAGAAAATAGGTATTGTCATGGGTGATATTTATAAAGATGAGTACCGGAATACGATTGCTCTTACATCGCCTCTGAATGCCGATTGTGAAAAGAACTGGATTCCAGTGAATGGAACGGAAGACGTGCTGTATTCATGGAATCCTCTACGAGTTGGACATGTGGAAGGCAATGAACTAGTGATTCATAAGGAGATAAAAACACCTCCCTTTTTTAGTCATCTTCGTGGTTCTGCCATTCCTATTCAGGTTGGGAATGAGTTATGGTGCTTAGTTCATTATGTCCACCATTGTACACCTCGTAAGTACTTCCATTGTATTGTTGCATTGGATCCATGCACCTATATCCCATCCCGTATTTCAGTACCCTTCGTGTTTCGCGCGGAAGGTATTGAGTACTGCTTGTCGATACAACAAATAAAAAATGAAGTAGAATGTATATTTTCTTCTTGGGATGATAACCCCGTAAGCACTCGTTTTCCAATATGTACACTAGATTGGGTTCAAGTATAGAGACGCTTCCATGAATCATTGGTGGGAGCATTCAGGTCTTGTACTATATGTCTAGCCATTTCCGTGTCAATACAACAAGGAAGATTGATCTTGATATAAAAGGAATATGACTTGGCAGTTTCTTCGTCAGCGATACGGAGAAGATTAATACGACTTGTCAATGTCTCCAGTGCTCGAATCAACGTTCGAACACCTTCTTCTTCGGACGAGTACTCCTTGATGAGGAACTTGATGGCTTCGGGCTTAATAGACATCTCATGAAAGTTCGTGCGTTCTAGCATCTGTGGCCAAATGTACTTGTCTATAATCTGGAACTTGTCATCGGCATTATACCCCGTACATGTTATCACTTGTATACGATCCTTGAGAATCGGATGTATTTTGCTCTCATCGTTGAAAGAGAATACAAAGAGACACTTGGACAAGTCGATGTCTATTCCTGCAAAGTATCTATCGTGGAACTGAGAATTTTGACTCCTATCCGTAAGGTGAATCAGCATAGAGACAACCTCCTGTCCTTGCGCTGTATCTGAGATCTTGTCTAGTTCATCAAAGTACATCACTGGGTTCATACAACGAGAATTTATCAGACTATCTACGATACGACCCCATGTGCTTCCTTCATAGGTGTATCCATGACCTACGAAGTTGGCACTGTCCGTTGCACCTCCTAAACTGAAGAACTCAAAGGGACGATGAAGTACAGGGGCAATACCATTCTTTGCGAAGGATGTCTTTCCAACACCCATAGGTCCTTTCAATGCGATAACGTTTCCAACACTGGATGGATTGGCAATCCACTGTGCGAGAACTTGCATAATCTGGGTCTTGGCAGGTTGCATACCATACACAGCCTTGTCCAGACTTGCGCGACTCTCAGCTAGGAACTTTGCACAAGGAACCGCTCCATCATCCATCTTTACAGGCAGAGGTATCTTCTTACCAAATGGAATTTGCATAAACCCATCGATCCACGACCGAAGTTTGTGCGTATCTCCACTGTCATCGTCCATTCGATCTAATGTATCAATCCTCTTAATAACCGATGCCTTTGCAGAATCTGGAATAGGCATATCTAGGACTCTGAACTTGCGCGGAACATCTCCCTCTGCTACCAAGGCTTCAATTTGCTTCATTTGACCATCTAACACTGTACGCTTCTTCTTTGGGGCATTGTTGTAGTACTCTTGCTCTTCATCATTCAGCTTTAGTGAGGACGCCTTTTTATCCTTCTTATTGGACCCAGTGGTATATTTGTTCATGAGATATCCTATAAATCCATCATCGTCCTCTTCTGTTTGATCATCCTCTTCTGAGTACATAGAGTTGGAACGGGGACGATTATCAATCTCAATCTTGATACGCCCCGTCTTAGGGATCGGAATCGTTATATGCTGTTGTTCTGCGGTATCTATATGTTCCTCGACTTGAGACGTAGACTCTGAAATAGATGTATCTGGAGACTCGTAGTCTGAATCATCTGAATCGGTCTCGTCTACATCCTTCTCCTCGACTATCTTTTCCTGCTTCTCGCGAATACGAAGATTATAAAGTCTAGGCATCCTTGATGCTCTACAAGGAAATAACAAATAACAATCCGTTTTTCCTTCCTAACGTATAATGGAGGATATCGAAAGGGTTATAGAGCAACTTACCCTAGAAAATGATAAAGCCGCGGCCGCGAACCCCGTAACCAAGCAAAGTCTTGCCATTGTATCGCAATTTCTCAAGGAACATACCGTTATGTGTTACGGAGGCACAGCGATTAACAATATGCTTCCGGAAAAAGATAGATTTTACAAGGAAGATTCTACAGTTCCCGATTATGATTTCTACAGTCGAACTCCTCAGGAACATGCGATGATTCTTGCTAACAAGCTGTCGGACGCAGGAGTGGCAAGTGTTGAGGTAAAACCCGGAATGCATCTAGGAACATTTAAGGTGTTTGCTAATTACGAAGGAGTCGCAGATATTACCCACCTAGATGCTGTTATTTTTGACAGAATCTGGGATGAAAATGTTGTTCTTGAAGGTATTCATTATGTCACTCCCAATTTTCTGAGAATGTCTATGTACCTCGAGCTGTCACGACCTCGTGGCGATGTATCGAGATGGAAAAAGGTATACGAACGATTGGTTTTATTCAACAAGCAATATCCTATGACGTGTCCGTCCACACCATCGAGACAAGAGGTCCCAATGGCAAAGGTCCAACGTAAGAACATTGAGAGTTTTCTACAGGAGCATAAGGCTGTCCTCTTGGGAATCACTGCATCGCAAATTCACGAAGGAAAGGGTCCCAAATGGAGTACACCTATTACGATTCTCGCAGAACCAGACACGGTCGCAAGATTGTCAGAAGGATACAAAACAGAACAAGGTGAGGGCTCGGAGATTTTGCCTGCTCATGTCGATATACTGGATGACAATGACAAAGTGTTAATGAGAGTGTATCAAACCGCCGCATGTCATAGTTATCATCAAATGACAAATGGCATTCGTGTTGCGTCTATTCCCACCATGCTTCAATTTGTATTCGCGTACATGTACTCTGGTATTGAGGAAGACGAAATTACACACCTTATGTGTGTTGCCCAACGGCTGGTGGATCTTGCGAACCACAAGGAAAAACGCAGATATGCTCTCTTGACCCCTATTGATTGTTTAGGCGACCAAGAAACATTGACAGATATGAAGAAGCATAAGGCTGAGTTGTATCAAAAACTATCGAAAGATAAAACATCGGTTGATTTCTTGAAGTATTTTTTTACATACAATCCCAAGTCTACCAAGACACAGCGAACAGCTGCTCGTAAACAGCTTCAGAAAACTCGCAAAGCTAGGTTCGAAAACTCCTACTAATACCTGCAAATGCAAGTCCTCCACAGATAGGTAGGCATTCCTTACGTCCTTGTAGAAAATCAAGATATGACCCGTTTGCGTTGGGGGTTTGATTCCTATAAGCATTCGCACCTGTTGTAGACGCAAATGTTTGGTACACTAACATAAGCTTTGTTCGTCTTGTAGCATCTGAAGCATTCTGTACGCGAAACTGAGTGATACCAGATAGATCGGTTCCTCGAACACCACCTGAACTCATATTGATGATTACGCAGAATATAAACGCCCGATGTACCAACTAATATCAAAATAAGTAGGAGGTGCTGCGTCTCGCTGTAGGTCACTTGGAACCGGTTCTTTCATTATCTCTTTGATTTCCTTGAAGTCCAACGCACGAGGATAGTACGTCAATCGCGAGAGAACACCGTCCCACTGCGAACCAATGGACAGGGCTGCATCATTCAATTGTGGTAATTGTGCCAATGTATGATGCTTTCGTAAGATTCCATTGATGTATATATCTACTGAATGCTGGTCCACTATCATAGCATACTGAACCCATTTCATAGCAGGAATATTTGGGATAAGGATTGTTTCGGTGCTTCCGTAGGTATCAACTGCTACAAGGAATGAATTCGAAGTAGAATCGAGATAGAGTGCCGGTGAATCTTCCTTAGAAAAAATACGGCGACGGGTTCCAAAGCCCTTGGTGAAGTCTTTGACAAGTATCCATGCGGAATATGAATATGTCATGCCTTCGGGTTGATTGTATGAACGGGGCAACATTGTCGCGAACGAGCGTACAACATCTCCTGGTGTCGAATCCTTCAGGATAACAAAAGTACCCGTACTGCTCGCTCGCGGATACCATATCATGTACACAACAATCAACCCGACAATGACAATTCCTATTATCGTGGAGATTTCCATTGTATTACTTGGATAGAAAACCTCGAGGTCCTAAGACTAATCTATTTGACAACCGTGTTGTAGGCTGCACTGCCTCGTTAGGTGTGAAGACCATCTGTAACATGGTCTCATATGTTGTGTTCTGTTGAAGTGTGACCTTTTCTTGTGTAACGCGCTGCTTTCTAGGGTCAACATTGTATAAATAATGAGTGCGATATGTCTTGTACTCGGTCTCTAGATATTTCCTCTTCGCAAGAGACAATGTCCAATCTAGATCTTCGCCACGCAAAGCGTCTTTAAAATGAATTAACTTTGCGACATCGGATAGCATTGGATTTAGATGATTGGGTGGTCTTTGGAAGACACCTTCTGCGGACGCCATCTTATCAGATAAGCCAACACGTAGGCTATGGACAAATGTGAATCCTTGGATGTCTCCTTGTAGACGCATTGTATGGTATCCACCTTGTATAGTCTGATAGAGGTCTTCTATATAAGCATCGGTTATCTCATCGTCATCGTCTATGAACGACATATATTTTCCACAGGCTTGTTGGAGTAATCCTTCTCGTTTTGTTCCTATACTTGCTTCTCGATTGTCAAAGGATAGACAGATTTCCATCCTCATGTCTGGACAAATACGCGTTCTTTTTTCATGGAGTGATGAAAGTAGACGATGGAGACTTGTTTCACGTCCTGGCATAGTAGGAATGAGAACTGACCAATCATAAGAATATGTCTTTCGTCGAATATATGTATGCATATCCTCATTCCAATACTGCTGATTCTTCTGGTAGAGAGCGTCCATTTCTTCTGCAAATCCGGTTCCAGGATGCTGATGTCGGATAATACAATAGGGGATGTACAAACATCTTGTTGCCAATGTTCCTTTACAAAGATCGGTAAACTCTGTATCGCAAAATAGACTCTTGTATTCGGGATTGTATATGTATCCTTGTTGGTTGTACATAGCACGTCCCATAATGCTCAATGTGTTCAGATTGTTTCCTTGAAATCCATCATTGCACCATAGAATACCATTGGTATCTGGGAAACGCCCCATCATATGCGTTCGAATCACGTCATCATATCCTTGTATCCTTGGGATCATATCATCGGATATCAAAACGACTATGTCCCATTCCCAGGGTATCTTTTCCATATCCGCATTACAGGCCTGTATTTTTGTCGTATTTTCACTCGTATATATAGAATGCCATGCAGTCTTCTGTAGAATACTATGAATTTCCTCATGAACGAGATTGCGTGACATTGTTGTGTCAGACTCATCGCAAGAGATAGCAACCCCAAGTTGTTCAGGATGATTTGCGAATTTCATGTACGCTCTCAATGTAGTAAATATCTTTTGTGGACGACTTCGTGTCGGACATTTTAATAGGATACGCATTGCTATTTACAATGTATAACTGTTAAGTTCCTCACCCTCCTTATTGAGCCTGCTGAAACGGAACGTGTAGCCAAACAGTGTAATGAAAAAGGAATCCTTGTCTACGGCTACCTTTCCAGCATCTGCGGGAGGGGCACATGTAGTTCCCTTCGCATGGAAGCTCTTTGTATCAGCTGGGTTTAACATCTCGCTATATCCATTGACATTACAGATAGACCCTGCAAACCCACCATTGTCATTGAGAATAACATCCCCTAGAGCGGGCTTTGGAATACCAGGGAGCACACATGATTTTACCAATCGTCCATTTATGTAGATATCCAAATTCCTCTGGAACACAGTCATAGAGACAGCGAACCAAGACTGGAGTGGAACATTCTCAACACTACAAGTGAAGGAATCTCCTGTACTGCTCTCACCTGGTTCAGCAGAGCCAGCATCTCGATTGGATGGAAATAAACTGATACGAACATGAAGAGTATTGTCGGTGGGTGCTAGGAAAATACGAGGTCCAACGACATTTCCATCGTTTGGAGAGATACGTTTCAGAACATCCTTGTCCTGTCCAAATCGATAATCCCAATTAGAGATGTACATCCAGAACTGAAGCCCATAGTCTGCACCTACACCAATGGGAATTTCACCTGACGGAATCACTGTTTTTGTTTTCCCATCGACTGGAGCCGGAGTCTTATCACCGGATGACTTCGATGGAAATAAATCATATCCAGGAAGACCTTCTCCCTTTTGAATATAATTGAAAAACACAATTCCTAATACAATTAGAACGATGCCACCGACAACAGACATAATCAAAGAACCCGAACCCGATGATGCGATAGGTGGGGTACTAACAAACACTGGTGGAGTTGGTTTTGATTGAAACAATCCCATTGTTTATGTCTACAGAGGAACTTTCTTGGAAGAATCGTCTATACAGCAATGGAAAAACGGAGCGAGATGATGCAACAACATATACCTTTAATGTACTGTAACAACTGTGGAGGGAAGGGTCATCTGTTTCGAACGTGTCGAGACCCCGTTCTCTCGTGTGGAATACTACTCATAGACAGTCCAACACTCCCTGTTCCTGGGGAACATAGTCGAATCCTTATGATCCGACGAAAGGATAGTATGAGCTTTACAGAGTTCATGCGGGGGAAGTATGATCCAACCAACATTCCATATGTCTCTACGTTGATTGCGAATATGACGTTAAAGGAACAAGCATCTATCGCCAGTGACTCGTATGAGTCGTTATGGCGTCAAATGTGGGGAGATGATAGAATCACAAGTGATTACAGTCAAAGTAAAGAGAAATTTGCTATGCTTGATAAGATGTCTATTGTGCGGAACAATCTATCCGTGTACATTGAGCCTGAATGGGGATTCCCAAAGGGTCGTCGTATGCGAGGAGAGTCTGATTTATCATGTGCGATTCGTGAGTTCGATGAAGAGACAAGCATTCCCCGAGATTCCTTTGTAGTGTTAAAAAATATGATTCTTACTGAAACATTTACGGGATTGAACCATGTTGAGTACAAACATGTGTACTTCGTTGCCCTAATGAAACATCCCGAGAAAATCAATCTCAATCAACGACTAACACCTGTGCAACGACGAGAGATTTCTGGAATTGGATGGAAGACATTTGATGAGGCACATGAGCTAGTGCGACCACATCATTTACAACGCCATGCGATGCTGGCCGATCTATCTTCTTTGATTGAAACATTTGAGTGTGAATGATTATTCTTCAAAACGGATTCCGATAAAGAGTGTTTTGTATCCTCACCTCACAGTATATATAATTATCTAAAATGGCCTCTTATTCTATTAGTTTCAAGAAGATGCTTGTAAAGCATGACCAATTTGAGATGTCTAATATAGTCAACAGACTATCCATGTGGTCAAATGGGATAACGTGCGACCCTTTTATAGGAAATGTAACGAACTTCCTTAGTCAGTTACAAGGCTTAATAAATCTTCCCAAAAAAGACTTAGTGAATCATACATGGATATGGATACTTGCAAACACGTGTAACAACAGCATAGCTTTCCAAGAAATTGTAAAGTCTCGGCTTGCTGTTCCGACCAAAAATATTGGAGTTATTACCGCAAATAAATCAAATCCTCCTAGGAAAAACATACCTAAGAAGATACGAGAGTCTGTATGGAAACGAGATTGTGGAGATAGCTTATCTGGTAAGTGCTTCTGCTGCTCTCAATCTATCACTATAATGGGAGATTGGCATGCTGGTCATATAGTAGCTCAGTGCAATGGTGGAGGAGATAATGTAGATAATCTACAAGCTGTATGCGTTTCTTGTAATTTAGCAATGGGAGCAGAAGACATGAATAAGTTCAAGGAAAGATGCTATTCAAGAAAGCTTACATAAGAAAAATGAAATCACATAGGATGTCACTGCGATAATAAAGACCCACCACCACACTGGAAAGATAGTAGATTCTTTTTCTTGTGTTCCAAAAGGACGAATTCGTCCCTCTCTACCAAATGCCACGTCGGGTTGGGTATAGAGAAAAGCAGCCATTAGGAAAAGGTACGTGGTTACCATACATAGTTTATGAGTCTTGTCCATTGTTTGAGTACTACATTTTTACATGGTCGGTAGAAACAATGAGCACACCCTATGCGTTGCCAAACAGAAAGGCATTCGCCGATGCCGTGACACGAACACTTCTCCAATATCGAAAGATGCCAACAGATGATGAGGATAAGGATGTAGATGTATGTCTTGCGCGGGGCTCAAACGCAAGAGAGTTATTACCTCACCAGAAAGTAGTTCGCGACTATCTTTTGATTGAGACACCATATCGCGGTCTCCTTCTCTATCATGGATTGGGTTCTGGAAAGACATGCTCCTCTATTGCTGTCGCAGAGTCTCTCTTGACAACCAAAAAAGTATTTGTTATGTTGCCGGCGTCTCTCGAGTCTAACTACAAAGGTGAGTTGCGGAAGTGCGGAGATCCCTTGTACATGTACGATCAACATTGGACACAGCAAACACTCACGGAAGAAACCCGTCAAATGGGGAAGACGTTGGGGCTGTCGGATGGATTTTTAGATCGTAACCGTACCTTTTTCACAACATCCCCCAAGCAAGAAGCTAATTATACAAACCTCCCAAAGACAGCCCAAGACATTATCATCAAACAGATTGAAGACATATTGGATCAACGATTTACATTCATTCGATACAATGGATTATCCTCTGCCAATATAGGAAAGTATGTTCCTACGGATGGTACGAACCCGTATGACAACAGCGTGGTCATCATTGACGAGTGTCATAACTTCATATCCCGTATTTCGAACGCGTCGGACATCGCGAAGAAGCTCTACGATGTCATCTATAATGCAAAGAATTGTAAGGTTGTGGCACTGTCGGGAACTCCCATTATCAACAGGGCGAACGAGATCGCATACCTAATGAATCTGTTGCGTGGGCCTATCGAACGTGTTATTATCCCAGTTCGTGCAATTCCAAATTGGGATGAAGAGAAGATGACGACCGTCCTTCGTAATATTCCAGATATGGATACCATAGAGTTCAATGCAATCAAGAAGTACATCATGGTGACTCGTACTCCTCCTAACTTCAGAAGTGTATACAATGAAAAGGGCGATCGTATTGCAGTCCAGTATATGAAGGATATGCCATATGTGCCGGTAGCGGCCGATTGGGTGCAAACATGGAGCAACAAGTTTCAACTCGATGTAGGAGGGGCAGAATTGTCTATGGACCGAATCAGCACTGAAATATTCAATGCTCTTCCTACTGTCTATGAAGAGTTTGCCACGCTTTTCTTGGATGGACTGACTGTTAAAAATGCCATGTTATTTCAACGTCGTATCCAAGGATTGGTATCGTATTTTAAGGGTGCCGATGATCGAATGTTACCCAGGCGAGTAGATGACGACAAGACATTGGAAAAAGTTCCTATGTCGGAAACTATGTTTACCAATTATTTGTCCGTCCGGTTAGATGAAATTAAGCGTGATGCAAGACGAAAATTGAATCCTTCCAAGGCAGATGACAGTGAGATGAAAACATTTCGCGTCAATTCTCGCTTAGCGTGTGATTTTGCGGTTCCTCCTGAATTGCGAAAACCGGATGCCGATGAAATTACGAACGAAGAGGTTGTTCCAGACAAGTCTCAGATTTTACAGCAAATTAAGGCCAATCCTTCCCGGTATCTTACGGAGCAGGCGCTTCAAAACTATAGTCCAAAAATGTTGAAGATGTTACAGAATATTCGTGAATCACTTGGAACAGGGCCTGTCTTTCGAACACAATTACTGTACTCTGGATTTCGTAACTTAGAAGGTCTGGGTGTGTTTTCCGCCATTCTAAGTGCAAATGGATGGCAAGAGTACAAGCTTGTAAAAGAAGCTAATCAATGGGTTGAGGATCCCATGTTAGATCCCGAATTGCCCGCATACGCTTTCTTCACAGGAAATGAAGATATGGAACAGCGTGAGCTTATGAGACAGATTTTTAACGCCAAGTACTCGGATGATTTCCCTCCTAGCCTCAAGGCATCTGTAGAAAGTAAGCCCAAGAAAAAGATGTGCTTGTTCATGATTACAGCAGCAGGTGCTGAGGGAATTACACTAGCAAACGTTCGACATGTTCATATCATGGAACCTCATTGGAATCCTGCCCGTCATGATCAAGTTGTAGGGCGTGCTATCCGTATTTGTTCGCATGCGTCATTACCCTTAGAAGAACGAACGGTTCGAGTAAGTTTCTATATATCTGTCTTCACAGAGGCCCAAGCCAAATCAACAGACTCTGCCAACAACGTGGTACTGATTCGACGAAACGATATGAATGTGAAGCGATACGAAGGAGAACAAACAGAAGTGTTTATGACCACAGACGAGTACTTGTATGAAAAAACATATGAGAAAGATGTGACAAACAAGCGTATTAGTGTCTTGTTGAAACAGGCAGCCGTCGACTGTGAAGTTCATCGGAAACTCCATAGTCGGGAAACACCCGTGATTTCATGTATGCGCTTTGATAGCACGGTTACTGGGAATGATCTGGCATTCAAGCCCGACATCAAGACAGATGAGCTTGATGAATCTTATTTGCGAAACATGCAACGCCGAAAACGAAGACTTCAAAAAGTTCAAATCAAACAGATGGTGTTTTTAATCGATCCAGACACAAAAGAGGTATTCGATGGACCTGCGTTTGAAGATAACAACCGATTGCTCAAGCTAGGGAAGATGGTATCGCCGGTACAGATACAATGGATACGGATTGACAAATAATGTCTTCTAAGAAACTATCGCATACACGGGTCCAACTGGGAAATGTATAAGAGCGAATGGCTAGTTTCTTTTCGTCTAGGGTTTGAATCATCTTCTCGAGAGCTGTTGCAACATCATGTCTCGCAAATGTAGGACATGAGAACCCATGTGGCATTCCGCCTGGGAAAAAGAAGTCCCCATTTGGAAGGATAAACTCTCCAACGGATGGATCGAGAAATGACCTATATGTCCCTACATCTGTAACAACCTGAGGCGCCCCAGTGTACATGTGTTCTAATTGACAGAGCCCAAATCCCTCACCGTCTGAAGTATTGATGCCAATATCGGCAAGATTGTACAGTTCATTGATTGCTTCATCACTCCACACATTTGGGGGTGATGTGTCAATCAGACTAAATTTAAGACCATGTATTTGTGCGTCAAGCCCATGCTTCTTGAGTTGAGATATGAAAATTCGTTGAAGATCATGGTGGGCTCCGGTCTGTGATTGAATATTCGTTGCGATGAGCAGATGATAAGGCTTAGTCGGATTCCTGAAGACAAGTTCGGTAAATCCACATATAGTCAAATCCAGTCGCTTCCGTTGACTGTTTCGATTGGCATTGAGAATAACAATGGCATCCTCTGAAATTCCTATGTTTGTGCGAATTGTCTTCCGTGCATCGAGTGTCATGCATGAAAAAACACTTGGATCCACAGCATGACTTAGGATACGAACATCGGGAAACGACCCGTATTCTAGAAATGTCTTCTTCCACATCTCAGAGAAACAGTACACCCTATCCGCGTGCTTATGGAGGATATCAATGAGAGGTTGTGCAATCCCCGTGTACACTTGATCAACATACAACCATAACTTGTATGTTGATGTCTCGCGACTATGTTTCATTGCCTCGATAAACTTCGCGATTGTATATGGATCGTTATAGATGAGGACGATATCGGGGTGTACCGTCTCAATATAGTCATGAATCTTGTTGTATCCGAACCCATCCTCTTTAGGATCCTCATTCGCAGCTGCGTCATATGACAGAACTCCTGCCGGATACTTCCGGGTATTCGCACGAGTAGGATGACGTTGGAATCCAAAATGATATGTCTTTATCTTTGGAGCCAATGTACTCATCTGTTTCAGAAGATTGTACGTAACCTTGGAATACCCCGTTGTTTGATCAATATGTGTGCTGATGACAACGGCTCTCATTAACATCCTATGGGGTCTTCTGTATAAATAACTTACTAGGGCGCAATAGGAAATATAGTCGATAAGAGTAATGCAAGTAAACTCTACACAAGACTGGCTAACGCGCTATAAAAGAAGAATCATTGCCAGAACTATCAATGCTGACCCAAATCCACGAGCAAGACAGACCAATGCTATCTATACTTCCATCATTGCGAACGGTGCAACACAACGTGAGAGATTTGTAGCACCCTTCCAAGGTGCAAACGGTGGATCGAGTGGGGGTGCCGTGTATACAAGTGATTGCTGTGTGAGTCGAAATGCTACAGGAGCATTTGGAGCATTTCAGTTGATAACCGGCCATGGAGTTGTTCCGTATAGGGGTGGATCTGTACAGCCTATGAGCGTGCGCATAGTCTCTTAAACAAAGCATAGGTGAGTATACAAATGCCAGGTGGCTTGATTCAATTAGTGGGCGTAGGTGCTCAAAATGAGCTTATTAATGGAAACCCATCTATGACTCATTTCAGGTCTGTGTACCGTCGGCATACCAATTTTGCGATGGAACAGATACGAATGCCATTTTCGTCTTCTAACTTGGAATTTTCAACTATCGGAACCCGAACCCTTTCATGCCGCGTGGATCGCTATGCACAACTTCTACACGATTGTTATGTAGTTCTTACCTTACCCGATATTTGGTCTCCTCTAAAGTTTGTCAATACTGTTCCTCCTTCTGGATATGATGTTCGAACAAACTCACTTGGATACGAATTTCAATGGTGTACCAATATTGGGTACAATCTTATCGACCATGTCGACATAACTATGAATGGTCAGGTTATTCAAACATTACGAGGAGAATGGTTGAAGTTCTATTCCTATACGACACATGACGCCAACAAGCGTGCAATTGTCAATCAGATGGTTGGGAATGTTCCTGAAATCAACGACCCTGCACATGCCTACGACAGAAATGGACAATATCCACACGCCATTACACCTATATCTCTCCCTTCTGCATTTCCACAGACCACTGTTCCAGAACCGTCGATTCGTAGTCGCCAATTGATGATTCCTCTGCATTTCTGGTTTTGCGAAAACCCGGGCTTGGCTCTTCCTTTGGTCTCCTTACAGAACTCTGA